CTCAGGAGCTATAGGCGTTTCAAGAATCTCTTCTGTTGTTAAGGCGTATAACCGAATCCTTTGTGGGGATATAGTTGATGGCAGAGTTGGTGAGTTAGATGCCGAGGTCTATACCGAATACGGCAACGCAATCACCAGAACGATCGCAACCCAGCCCTTCCAGAACAATATGCAGTCTGTGTTCTTTCCGAGCCTTGAGCTAACGGTTGAGTCAGGCGTAGGCAATGCTGATGTAGAAGATCCACAGATAGTCATGGAGCGTAGCAAGGACGGCAAGACATGGACGGGCGCAATTGCCAGAGGACTTGGCAAGATTGGTGAGTACAACCGAAGGGCTATCTGGCGCAGGAACGGCAGAGCAGGAAGGTTTGAGGTGTTTAGGTTTACGCTCACCGATGCGGTCAAGCCAGTAATAATCCAGCTCACTGCCAACATTGTAGGCGGTGACAAGTGACAGGCCCAAGGCTTAATGTAGGCCAGCCTATCGTTGATGAAAACGGTACAATGGCGCAAGCATTTAGACAGTTTACGCAGGACGCAAGCCTAAGTATCCCTATAGTGGGAGCAGGGAGTCCAGAGGGCGTAATAGAGGCGGCACAGTACAGTTTATATCTAAATTCAAGCGGTGGCGCGAGTGCCATACAGTACAGGAAAATGCAGCCAGAGATTGCTGGTGATCGCACAAAAGGCTGGATTTTAGTATGAATCAACTTGTTAATATTGATCACAGAGAAAAGATGGCATCACTCGAAAATGCCATACTGGAAAGCCCTGCTAATATCGACATCAACAAGTTGGAGTGTCATCATTATTTTAGTCATGGATTGTATACTAGAGAATTGCACATACCTGCCGGAGTGGTGGTTACTGGCAAGATACACCGGCATTCCAACGTCAACATTCTTTCCAAGGGAAAGGTTGTAGCTGTTACAGACAAAGGAAGGGTAGAGATTGAGGCTCCGCATACTCTTGTATCTGGAGAGCTAACCAAGAAGGCTATATACGCCATCGAGGACGCAGTGTGGATTAACTGCCTGCCTTGGGACAAAGAGCCAAGCGTTGATCTGGTTGAGCAGGAATACATCGTTCCTACCTATGAGACTATTGAAGGCAAAATTGTAGACAAATTTTTGGAGAATACATAATGGCATTCTTGGCAGCAGCAGCAGCAGCCGCAGCGGGAGGAGCAAGTCTGATTGGCTCATCTCTAGATTATAAGCAAAATAAGAAGAATCAAAAACTCTCTGAGAAGCAGCGCAAAGAGAATATGGCGCTTATTGAAAAGTATGGCGGCAGGGTCGGTGAGACATTAATATCAGGCTACCAGAACGCTCAGGATTTACGCCAACAGGCATTAAATCAGAACCTTGGTCTTACTGGACAGACGTTTAGACCCGCGAATGACGTAATGCAGAGCGGCGACTACATGGCGCAGCAGGCTATCATGGCCGGACTGATGGGCCAGCGCAATGCCACTCTAGGCGATCCTATTGATTACTCTGCCCTAAGCCCACAGAACGTGCCTATGGACTACTCGGCACTGACCGGACTGACTAATCCGCAGGGGTTGGCCTTTACAGAATTCCAAATACCAGAGTACGGCAGCTCAACAAATACCCAAGCGCAAGAGGGTTGGACTGATGGGGATGCCCAAGGATACCTTGCTGCGAATCCAGACATTGAGGCTGATTACATGAAGAATCGTGCGGCACTCTTGAAGGGCGGCGATCCTCAGTTTACTACACTACAGGGCTACGCCAAGTGGCACTGGGATAACTACGGCAAGCAAGCAGGAAGGCCATTGTCTCCTGCAGCTACCACAAACTCTACAGCTACAACAAACTCTGCGGCTAAACAGCCAGCAGAATTTACATCCGAACAGGTTAGGGCCGCGCTAGGCGAAGGCTTGGCAGAAAATATAAGCAAGGAGCTATAGAGATGGCGCTTCCGAATATGTCTCCAGAATATTATGAAAACTTAGCAGCTTACTCTGATTGGCAGCAAGCCACAGGACAGCCTCCTCAACTTGGGGGAGAGAATTTAAGTGATCCGGCTTTTTTAGCGTGGAGAACACAGGCCAATGCAGATTCCGCTAATACCAACCCCAACTCACTAGCAAGCATCTCTGCCGAGCCACCCTACAGTGATGAGGATGTTGCTAAAGTTAAGGATATGCTCAACAGCGGAACCGTAGACGTAAATGACGTTTCTGGTCATTTCAATGTGTCTGTTGCCTCAGTAATTCAGAACCTAACTGGCATATCTCCTGATGCCTATACTGACAGCAGCTATACCGACAGCTCTGTTGATGCTGTTATGAAGATGATCAATAGCGGCGTTGCGAGTGTTACTGACGTTGCCGACTACTTCTCTGCTGACCCGTCTATTGTCGAGAGCTATCTTACAGATGTAGAGATGTACACTCCCGAAGACTTGGCGAATGTACAGCAGGGCATTGCTGTTGCCTCTGCCGATGTTAGAAATATTGAGGCTGATGGGGACTACACCGAAGCAGAAATTCAGATGGTTGCCGACTCTATCAACAGCGGACTACTAAGCACTGCCCAAGTCGCCCAACAGTTTAATGTTCCAGAATCCGAAGTCATTAGCAACATGGAGATTATTAACCAAAGGTCTGCCTCTGCTGCCTCCGATGCCGCTGCAATAGCCGCTGCTAACTCCGCCGCTAACTCCGCTGCTGCTGCCACCACTGCTGCTACCACACAAACAGGAGGAGTGTCATTTAGCGGAAACAATACCGCTGAAGATCAAGCTCGCGCTAGAGAATTGGGCATGACTGCTTTGCAATACGCGCAGGCTGGAGGGCTAGGCGCAAACGCCGATGCCGCTGCAATAGCCGCTGCTAACTCCGCCTCTGCTGCCACCACTGCTGATGCTGCTGCTAATAACCTTAGCGGTGTAACTGTTGCCGGTGGCGGTGGATTGACTGATATTGACACCAAGGGATCAGACATTCAGACGGGACTTCTTGGGTCAGAGACAGCACTAAAGACTGGCGCAACTAACGCCATAAATATGCTTGACCAGATTAATGCTACAGGCAGATCAGACCTAACTACACAAAGCGCAGCGGGACTAGCCGCAGTAGAGGCTCAAAAAGCGATAGCTGAGCAAGCAATTAGATCAGGAACCACTAGCGGTATTAACGCTTTGAATGCTGGCGTAACTAGCGCAACGGGTAATCTAAGAGATGAGTACGCGATAGCCCTAGAGAACGCTCGGCTTCAATCAAATGTTGCCAGAGGAGATATTACCGCAGGCAGAACCCAAGGCTTGAACGCCCTAAACACGGGCATTACTGCCGCCCAAAACAACCTAACAAGCAAATACGACTCAGGGCTTGCTGATGCAGCCAGACAGGCGGCTATTGCTAGGGGAGACATCACTGGCGCAGAAACCAGAGGCATGGCAGCACTTAATCAGGGATTGGGCGCTGCTAGGACAGATATAACGGACTCTTTTGGTCGTGCCGAGGGTATGTTTAATCCGTATCAAGAGGCTGGAACTGCTGCCCTACAGAAGCAAATGGCACTCTCAGGCGCATTAGGGCAGGACGCTTTTACTGCTGCCTACCAAGAGTCACCACAGATGGCATTCCTAAGAGAGCAGGGGATGAGGGCTAATCTAGCTGGGGCTGGCGCAACTGGCGGTCTTGGCGGCGGTAACGTACAAAAGGAACTGGCTCGATTTGGTCAGGGTCTTGCATCACAAGGATTGCAGCAGCAGATAGCCAACTTGGGAGGTCTTTCAAGCCAAGGGCTTAATGCGGCAGGAAGCGCCTCTAATATTGCGACTAGCGGCGGCACTAACTTGGCTAACCTTGGTATTGCGGGAGGTCAGGCCGGTCTTCAGTCGGCTATGTCTTCGGGCAATAACTTGTCCAATATAGCCTCTAATTTAGGGTCGCAACAGCTCCAAGCGAATATGAACTTGGGTAATCAATTATCCAATCTTGATGTCGCTGGTGGTCAGGCTGGACTTCAAGCCTTTACGAATGAAGGCCAGAGCCTAGCAAATATAGCGCAGGCTCTTGGCGGTCAACAGTTCCAAGCCGGAACCAATATGGGCGGCAACCTTGCAGATATAAGCATGGCGCAGGGGCAGGGACTGATGGGAGCCTACACACAGCAAGGGTCTAACCTTGCTAACCTAGCTACCGGACTTGGGGCGCAGCAACTAAATACGTACACCAATCTTGGCAGTCAACTGTCGAACTACAACCTGAGTACTGGACTTCCGCAGGCATCACAGATGAGCAACCTTGGCGTTAACTTGGCCCAAGGCAGGACTCAGGCAGGTAGAGACTTGGCTAACCAGTACGGTGCTGCCGCTAATGCTATGGGCAACATATACAGCAATCAGGGCAATAACTTAGCTGGATCGATTAACTCCCAAGCGCAGTACCTGATAAACCAAGTCAATGCGGGGGCGATGACAGAGGCGCAGGCTCAAACGGCCTACTCTACTGCCTTGGCCCAGTCTCAGCAGAATACAAGCGCGGCACTAGCCGGTCAGGCACAGATTGGACTTGCCAACCCTAACTACGCTCAGGGCATAGGCAATGCGCTACAGGCTGGCGGCTTTGCCTACGGTATGCAGAACCAGAACCAGAACCAGAATCAGAATAACGGTCAGAATCAAGGCTACGCTAATGCAGCAGCCCAAATTGCCAATCAGGCTTACTGATACAGCTAAATCGCCAAAAGGAACATAAAATGGCTGACATAAACATAGGACGCGCACTCTCAGGTCTAGGCGCAGCATTTAAGAACGAAATGCCAGCTTTTATGCAGCAGGTTCGTCAAGAGGACGCGCTTGCTCGTGGAATGGAAGACCGTGTTCTAGCGCAAGAAGAAAAGCGAAAAGAGACTTTATTCAAGGATACTGCAACAGCAAGACAGTACCTTCAAAGCGGAAATATACCTGCAATTATTGATATATACAGTGACCGCGTTAATTTATTGGGCAGGGCCGGGATAGATACAAGCAACTCAGAAAGAATGTTGTCCTATGCTCAAGCTGCGCTAAATGACCCAAATGCACTGTCTCAACTAACCGGAGAGATCAACACAGTCTACGACACAGGCAGGGCTTTTAATGTTGGCATGGGCGAGATGCCGTCTAGTTATAGGGCGTTAAGACAGCGAGCTTTAGATGGTGGATTAATTGAAGGCTCTGAAGAATTTCAAGAATTTATGAGATTTAATGGAGCGCCTCAAGGACAAGGAAGCAGGGGATTAACTAGGTTTAAGGATGGCTCTTATATTCAAATTACTCCCACAGGAAACAGAGTTTTTGATACTTCTGGAATTGACGTTTCTGATGACCCGCAACGAAGGGCTGAAGTTATAAAAGCAGGTAGAGATGCAGGTGTGATATTAGCAGGCGAAATAGCTACAGCTACAACTAGGGGCGGCAGAGAAGAAGGTCGCG